CCATGAGCCACAAAGCCATCTTGAACCATGAAGTAGAGGATAACGCCTCTACACCCTGCGGCAAAAGCCGCACCACCCGATTTGCTGTCCAAAAGGACAGTGAATCAAAACCCGTTGCAGCAAAAGCTACAACACTTTGGAGCTTTCTTAAGCTCCATCCCCTGCTGACAAAAGTCAGCAACAACTGCAAAAGCAGTCAAGTTGTCGGAAACGACAACTCATCTTGCAAAAGCAAGACTTTTGGCTTCACAGCCAAATCCGAGAACTTAACACCGTTCTCTAACCCAATTGCAAAAGCAATTGGAAACCCCAACAACCTAAATAAACACCCTAGAGTTAACACCCTTACCGGTCACTTACCTCTCCACCCCAAGAATTTCTCCGCAATTCTCAACCAAGCCCAAAAAGGCATTGGTCTAGAATTTCCGAGGGTTCAAACTGACCCACAAGGTTTTCACCTTGTGGGCAAAAGCCGTAGCGCCGAACAACTGCGCTCGCTTCCCCAGGAGACACTAATACCTGTCCCCGATGATGAACCTGATATCGTCAGAGCCCTTGGAAGCTACCTTGCGCCCCCCCCTTGTCTTAATCAGCGCACCTCGCGCTTGTCCCGTCTCTCCAACTGGACGAAAGAAGCTCGAGACCTCTTGCGTCAGCATGATCGTGCCGCAAATTACTCTGCAACTACCTGCCAAGCGCAACAACCGAGTCGCTGTCTTAGAGCGAAGTACCAGGCAGACGAAGAAGAAGACCAAGACATCTACAACAAGGTGTCATTTTTCTCCGAGCCCTCCCGCGAACCAATACTCGATCCTAAAGACGAAGCCTTTGACGAACCCAGCGCTTTCATTACGAAAGAACTCTACCAGAAAATCATCGCTGAGCTTGCCTCTGCGGTTAGAGACATCTGTGACTCCTTTGAAACAGGACCCGTCAAAGCGATTTCCTACCGCGAAGCCATGGAAATTAAACAAGAATGGTCCGCTGGCAACAGAGATCCAAAGCTGATCAACTGGCTTATTCGCCACGGTATTGTCCACAGACATTTTCCTCCACACTTCTCAGTTTATATTACCAACCAAGACTATGAGACTGTTATTGCCGTACTTAGCATGTACGTTGACTTCATTGAATTTGACAAGACCATCGTCGCTTCTAACGCTCAACAAGAAAAGCAAGCTATGATTGTCAACGCGCAGTCTTACAAAAACAAGCTAACCCCGGAATACTCCGGTGAAGATCTTCACATCTGCCCCTATGTTTGCCCCGAGCAAACCAATATTGAGCGGCAGGTTGACGACGAAGACTCGAGCTTTACTGGACTCCTTGAAGCAATGACAGCCCACGCTCACAATATAGACATCGGTATACATACTGCCACCGTTTCAGCTTCCTTAATCTCCATTGGATGTCAATGTTATGTTATTGCTTGCACTGACTGGAAGAAGACGGTAACCTCTGTCAAAATCGCTCAAATTGCTGGCATCTCTGCCTCTATTGTCTCTGCAGCTGGAAATATCTATTCCGCACTCAACGTGGCAATGGATCCCTCATTGCTCTCACCTGTTTTGAAGCGCATGCTTCTCGGTCACGTTCAACGACAAAGTAGCAGCAGCAAGATATATCAGCGCGTCCTCAAACTAATCGTCGCTGGTTTGGTTACTGCCGGATTCAAAGCCTTTGGCAAAGAACTAGCTGACATCGGCAGTGCTATCCGCGGTGCAGACGCCCTCCTTAATGAATTTGAAGGCACTGTGGGTAGTTTTGAGAAATGGGCCAGAGGAGACAACGATACCACCAAGCTCACTGACTACGCCTCGAAAGTTTTCGATAACAATACCCATTTAATCGCCAATCCAATCGGTATGTTTGTAAAGCTTGATCATGCTAACGCCGTCGACAAACAAATAAAAGAGAACGCCGAACTAGCGTCAAAGCTTGATAAGTTGATCCGTAATGGAGACGATGACATGAAAGGAGTTGCCAAACACCTATACGCAACTCTAAACACCATCGCAACTTCTCTCAATAACAGGCGCACCGAAGCAGCCACTATCGGCGCTATGAACCAGGTTATTCGGCCCGAGCCAGTTTCCATTAATATCTGGGGCCCTCCCGGTCACGGTAAAACCTACTTCGTCAAGAACGTGCTTGTGCCCTGGTTAAACCAGAAGTTTTCCCTCAATGGCAAGGTCGTTCACGCAACCGCTACTGGTGAAAAGTATGCCCCTCCTATTTCGGATGAAGAAATTCTCGTGATTGACGAATTCCTGGCCACTGGTACTAATGATCCGAACGTCGGAATGTTTAACGCTCTTATGTCTTCTGGACCCATGAATGTTGATTCTGCTTTCGTCAAAAACCAACAACCTTATTTCCGTTTCGTCATTACCATTTCAAACGTTGACCCTGCCACTTTCACCTTGGTTGGCAATAACTTTACCAAAGCTTACGAAGACGCGTTTAGAAGTAGACTTATGTCCATCCATTTCGAGAACACCTCCTTTAATGCCAACTTGAATCGCTATCAGCAGACTAGTTTTTCGAATAGATACTCTATCGCTGGCAAGCCCATTGGATTTAATGACATCTCCCGCACACTAATAGCAAGATACCAACAGTTTGACAAGCAGTACCAAGACAGTATCGATCGTGCCATGAAAGCGATCCAAGCCAAACAGCAAAAACAGGCTAGTGGTGATCCCGTCACCATCTCGTTTAACGGACCTCCCGCTGCAGGGAAGACCTACCTCTCGGATGAGATTTGTCGTTCCTATGCCAAACTTCTTAAAATCCAATTTGTGACGGTCACCGAGGAATTTAAGAAACAACCTTTCCCGGCACTGTACCTCCTTAATGACCTGGTTCTTGAGAATCAAGTTAAATTCATACAATTCTACGATTCCCTTGGCCCGCGCGATGTAATTATCACCACCAACAACTTAGAGTTTAAATCCTATAAACCTTATCGCTTTACCACTTTCCTTAAAGGCTTAACCTACGACCATTACGTCTATTCAGATGAAATTAAACAACACGGCGTTTACCGCAGACTCGGTGTTTCCCAGCCTTACTGGCACCAGGGAGTCGGTCATGTTGTTGAAAGTAGTGGACTTTGTTATACCATGTTCAACTTCGTACCTAAACTTCATGGAGAAAACAGGACTAGAGAGGAGGTTTTTAGAGAAATAGCTGATCTCATCCAAAGAAACAACAAAGAGGCAGTTCAAGTAATCCGTACTAAAGTGCTTCCCGAGGTCACTAATGCTTCACTCGAAATCAAACTGAGTGAAATTACTAAGGAAAGAGCTATTGCCGCTTACACCGGCATTGGCGCTGGCGGTGACTATGTTATCCTGCGAAACGGACTTACTCCGAACGTGCTTGATCAGCTCTTTAAGGAACAACAAAACACCGAGCCCTCCTTGCAAGCTTTACTCACAACGCTTAAATACTCAGCTCTTCGTATGCCCGGACTCTATATGAAAATTGATGTGCCCGGTTTCTCAGTCGTTGTTAAAGACCACGTTTACATTAAGAGTGAGATAGAAGAGGAAGGTATTTCCATCCAGACAACTGAGGACTCCATTAGCGTGGACTTTCAAGGCGAGAGCAGACTTTTCGACATTCCATCCATTCATGCAATACTCAGCGGTGCAGGATTTAACATACCCCAATATTGGTCACTTCCTGCTGATGTTCAAATGGCTATTCATGATAGGTGTAGTGACTTTTCCAGCACTGCGCCCTACCTCAAGTACATTTCCATCACCGCGAAAATGACCGCTATGGAAGCTATACAATTTCGCACTGTTGCGCTAACACGCGGCGTGCTTGAGTGGATGAAAGAACACCGTTTTTTGGTTATCATTGGCGCTCTCACAGCACTCATCACCATCATAAAGAGTCGCAGGGACGCCAAAGTAGCTAGTTACGACATTTACGACGGCTATTGTACCATTGTTGAAGATGAAATGTTTATAGTCCACTCTGGAAATCAACGTTTACGAGTCATCAAATGCCGATGTGGAAAATGGAATTGCATCGAACACTACCAGGGCAATGCCTTGCCGAGCTCAGCGGAGGACGACATTAAAATTAAAAAGAAACGTGTCGAGCAGGAGAGAGGAGTAGTTCGACCCACCTTAATGACTTGGGATGATGTTGCTGCGAGTCGTCCCGTCAGAGCTTGGGAACCTATTCCGGATCTTCCCCCGGGAGCGTGGCAATCAAGACAACAGGCAATCCGTACTTTCCAACCGATTACTAAGGTTCGGGATCAAGATTTGAGCACCACCGTCGACAAAGTCACTGAAGCCACTTGTATGGTCCTCTCAAATGCTACTGGACTTAAAGCTAGGGGCATGTTCATTGCAAAAAATTTTGTACTTTGCAACACTCACCTGTTTGCCCCGAATGCGATCGAAACCGCCAAGGTTTTTGATGACTCGAATAGCACTGGCTGGAACGCTACTGTTTTTGGAAGTATCAAAGACAGAGATTTAACTATTCTCAAAATCACTGACACAAACTTTCCTGCTAGAAAGAGTATTCTGGCTTCCTTCCTTAAAGACGAGGACTTGCTGAGCTTTAATGAGGTTAGGCTCCTAATTGTCGAGCCCTCCACTACCACCATTATGGGAGGTAAAACTGTACTTCAAAGCCGTCTCATTGCGAATAGCGGGATTGCCGACATCGCCTACACCCGTGATAACCCGAACGGACCTAAACACCACGCTGCGATTTCGGTGTACTGGGCGGGTCTTAATTCAGTACCAACAACAGACGGTACGTGTGGGAGTGCTTATTTGAGTGCCAACCCTCGACATGGCAACCGGCGCATAGCTGGAATTCATTGCTTGGCCATTATGGCTGCACAAACCACTAAAGCCGCAGTCTGTACCCAGGAAGACCTGCAACTCCTTATGTCTGAAGACAACGAGCAGTTGCAGTCCGTCCAAACACTTCCTTTCTACCAAACGCACGCCCACGACCAGAACAAGCTCGGACTTTTCCTCCGCCATTCTCACCCTTGTGACAACTGTTCCGGATCTTTTACTCACGGACACGTCATCAAAACTGAAGAAGACTCTAGAACCAATTTCAAACATCTCTGTAAGAAGTGTCGGAAAGGCGATAAAGCCGAACACATGACTAAAGCCTTTAGTATTGAACCCTTTAAACACCCCCTGGATCCGACCGGAATTTATGTGGTGAGCGAGCCTGAGATTACTCTACTCGATGGATTAACTCAGGACAAGCTATTTGACATCAACAATTCTGCCCGCTTCTATCAGCTCGGTTACAATGCTTCTGCCTTCCGCCCCTCCTACAACAAACCCGACCACTTCAGCTCTCCGTTCACCGAACTTGTGCCTTTTCCGAACGACACAACCAATGCTCCGACGTCTATCAACGACGTTTTACCCGAGCATCGACACAAGCTTTCGACTCGAGACAAGAAACCACACTTACTTGCTTCTCAACTTGGTTATCTTTCCTATGAACCTTTCGAGATGAACGACAAAACTTTGAGGGCCGTTGAGGACTTTGTTTACGATAAATATCTTGAAATCTTCTCTGATTGGAAACCCCTCAATGATCACGAAATCAAAAACGGTGTCACTAATATGGCCTCTCCACTCTATGGCTATCTCAATGGTCTCGATGGCGACAAGTCAGCAGGATTTTATGGGACTTCCCAAGGGAAAATTCATAAGGGTGATTATTTTGAGAAAATCCCCGCCGGTAATGGTTACAACTATAAATGGACTAACACCCCACACTCCATTCGCCTGCGCGAGAGGTTTGACGCTATGTGCAGGCTCGCTGAGGGAGGAATCACTCTGTTGGATACTATCGAGGCTAGAGCAAAAATGGAACTACTTCCGGTCAAGAAGGTGAGAGAAGACGGCAAAGTTAGACTTTTTGAAAACATCGGAATTGCGTCTTTCCTTTTCCATAAGAAGTTTAATGGTGCATTTGTCGCTTTGGCCAATAAACATCGGCTTACTAAGGGCTCGAATTTCACCATTGGAATGAACCCCTATACTGAAACTTCGGTGCTCTATGAGCAATTGCTTGCAGTTTCGGAGACTGGCGAAGATGGAGATTTCACTCGGTATGACAAGCGAATTCCTCTGCAAATCCAGATTCTCGCCAACAGACTTAAAGCCCGATGGGCTACTGCCGCACAGCCAGGAGACGTCAATTATTTCAACATCTTTGACGTTCTTTGCAAACAAAATTCCAGGGACTTGCATGTGTGTGAGGGAGTTTACTACTTAACTAATGGCAGCTTTAACTCGGGCTGTCTTGAAACTAACTTGGACGACGGACTTTTCAATATCATCATGAAGTATTATTGTATGCTCGAGATCGCAAGAAACGTTCCTGAAATGGCGAGAGAAACCGATCTCATCACTCTTGCAAACTTGGAACGACTTACCAGATTTTTCGTAAATGGAGATGATATTATCACTGCTATTCATCCCAGTATCCAAGTTTATATTAACTTTAACAGCATGAAGGAGGAATATGCCAAATTCGGAGTTCTCTACGACCTGCCTAGCAAGGACGGCGCTGCTTCTACTGGAATAGTTATGATAAGAGACATGAGTTTCTCATCTCGTAGCTTCAATTTCGTCAACGACAGCCTGGTTTTTGGCGCACTTAAAAAGAGTTCCATAGAACGACTCTTCCATTGGTGCAAAAGCAGAGAGAGTGAACAACTTACTCAAAACCTCAATTGCGCCCTCGTTGAAGCCTTCTTTCATGGCAAGACTTACTATGATAGCATTTGTAGAATTGTACTCGAATGTAGGAAATTCTACATGAAACACCACTCCAGTAGACTCGAGCTTCAGGTGCTTTCTTATCGCAACCAATTTAACCATCTGGTTGCCGGAGGTGTAGCCTTGGAGTGGCTACCTACTACTTATTTAAATCAGGAAGATACCTTAGATTTCTCTTATCAAGCGTTCAACCCAGCTATGAATTTCTTCAATGAAATCGACTGCCCACACTGCGCAAATAGATCCACCACTAAACGCGCCCACTTTAAACACATGGCAAACTCGCATCCAGGAAGCGAGCAAAACCTGTCATGCCCCAACCCACTTTGCACCTTCTCGGGTGCTGCCGACGATCACGCCATCCATCAGTGCCAATTCGCCGGCCCCTTCGTCTGTCTCGACTGCGAAGCCCGTTTCGACTTTTATGAAAGAGCTGCTCAACACCATCGTAGCGTTCATGCTAGGAACGGGATCCCGCTTGCCAAATATTTCGAGAAACTTCACCCATCTATCAATTCTCGAAAGGCTGAGCGAAGAAAACAGGCAGCGACAACTTCAATCGAACCTAGGTCAGGAATGAGCCTTGGTCTCGAACAACGTACAACCGAAAGGTTCATTTTTAATACATTCCAAACACCCTCAAAAGAGGTTTTAATACGAGCCCTAGTAAATGACTCCGGTGTCTCAGCCTCCGCTCCAGCACTGCTTCAGCTACTTGCTGCTGGAACAGCCGAAGAAGTGGACATGGTCTACACTACCCTTGTCTCAGAACCTGGGACTCCTATTCCCACCACGCACGGTTACACGATTTATGACAAAAATAAAGTTCGATCCCTCGCCCCAAAGAGCTCAATGCAAGGCATTTACCTTGGTCACCCCGAATTTGCACAAATAAACTGTCATGGTATTTATCTTCGTAAAGAGGACTTTGATGCTATCAAGATAAAACTCCTCGCTGAAATCCTTGGTGCAGATCCTAAGACTTCTATTAGGCAAGCCATGAAGACTCCCGTTAACCCGTTGGCTGGTATGTCCACTATGACCACCGCTGGAGCTGCTGGGGGAACCTCTACTCTTGGAGTTAACAACATTTCCCCAATAGATACCCAAATCGTTAGAGACAACCCCACTGCTACGCTCGCAATGGGCGGTAATGCTATCGAACTCACCCAAGCCCCTGCTGAGCCTGGCATTCTCACCGGACCTCCTCCTGAGCTCATTGCTCTTTCGGGACCTCGCGTCATTTATGAGGACCTCGTACATCGTAACCCTTACAATGTCACCACCGGCGTTATTGACACGAGTATGGCAAAGAACACCATTTTATTCGAAATCCCTTACGGAACCGGCCTTGGACCCGAACTTAGCCAATACATCCAAGCACACGGCATTTGTGCCGGCTCGTTTGATTACACGTTCACCTTCCATTGCAACTTTGCAAGTTCAGCTGCCGTTATGGTCGGTTGGTTACCCAGGAAAATCGTAAACCCCACGATCAACGATCTCAATCCTTACGGACCCACCACCTTCGCTCTGAATGAATACACCACCAAATGCATTACTATGCACGACAGGAGAATGGGCGATTTCTGGCGCGAAACTCATGACTTGTTCAATCCCACACCCGAAGAGCTCGACGCTAGGCCTCGACTTGTTGGCATCATTGCCGCAGCTCTTACATCCTTCACTGGAGAACAAGGTCCTACCATTCAGTATGACGTTTGGAGCAAAGCGAACGCAAATTTCCTTGTAAACAACTTCATAGGATTCCAAAGCTCTTCTGTTGGAGGAGAACTTAGACTTAAAGACTACATGAACGGCGTGCCGGCTATCTCCACTGACTCAAAAAGACATCCCCTCCCCTCGAGTACCTTTAAAGGAGCCTTCTTTCCAAGTTGTGGCTTTGTCGAAATGGCCAACACCCAATTGCCCGGTATAAACATCCTCAACGGAGAGAACTATTGCTTCGTCGAAGACAGTCTCAACACCGGAGTCGGTAAGACTTTCATCTTGGCTATGGGCGCAATACCCTTATTTAGCACCCCGCTCTACACCTTTTATGATGGCGAAGTGGACTCAAACACTATGTTCACTGTTCCATTCACTGAGAATTACCGCAAGCTAAGACGTCCAGGTCCTGTCGACCTCTCCGACTTCACTGTCGCTCCATACGGCACAATGCTTGTCGACGTTGCTATTCCTTGGAAAGATCCAAAGAAAATGATCACTGACCTTAGGTGTATTCGCTACATGGACAGTTCGAGAAATGTCAACCAAGGGGCTCTCTTCATTTGTAAAATGGCTGACAATGTTGGCTTTGATGCTTTTGAAGCTTCGTTTACCATCGACACAGGTGATCTCATCGTCGGAAGCTTCTACGGTAACACCGAAGCCAACCCCAGCAACTACGCCACTACTCTCTTCACTTACGTTCCAGACAGAGAATTCGCGAGTTATACCGACTTCCCGATTGGACAGAAAAGTTCCGATAATGACACCATATTTGCCGCTATGGAAGCTTTCGCTAGAGCCAGAGGCGTTACTTCCAATCTCTGCAGCTTCGAAATGAAGGACAACAACTTGAATATCGGACCAATCCTCTTTGACATAAGCAATCGACTCCTCTATCTCAACACCAACCAGGTTAACGGCTACAAAACTGCTGAGAATCTCAGCTTTTATAACCCTACTTTCCACTCTGGATCTAATTTACCTCAAACAAGCATAGCTTTAACTCCTCGTGGACCCAACTTGAGAGATAGCATCAGAAACGAGCTCAGAAGATTCCTTGCGCAAAATGGACTCGGCGAAAGAAAACAAGGCAACATGCTTCCCATTCTTGGCGGATTTGCCAAAGGAGGAGGTGAAGCGGCAAGCATGCTTTTCCAACAGCAATTTACTGAGAAAATGGCTCAATTGGGATTTACCCAAAATATGGCACTTCAAGACGCTTCCTTTGCCTCCAAAGGTGTCTTGCAAGAAGAATACTTGAAGATGCAGCAGAAAAACGCGCTCGAACTTAAACAGCTTGAAATCAATACTGAAAATCGTCTTGCACGCAGTGGTCAGCTTCAGAACAATGCCATCTATCACGACCTGCCCAAGGATCGGAACGACTACGCGCCCCTGTTAAGCCACCAAGAACACCAAGATGCTTTGGACGCTGAGGAAGCTCATGAGCATGCGCTCAATACTGCCCGCATCCAGCAGCATATAGACAACTTGCCTAATATCAGCTCCACCTTGAACTATGGCAGCACGGCACCTGTTTCGAAAATCGGAGTTATCCATGCTCCAGATTACGATGCTACAGAAGACTACCAAGAGACAAGACCTATCGGCATTCCTCGGTCTAACAAACACGAGCCCCACTCTGCAATTTTCAATTTGAATGACGTTCAACAGAAAACCGCTGGTGCCCCTCCAACAAGTACCAACAACTCCGTCATGAATAAGAGAGCTCGAATCAGGGGCCTTGATGATGCTTGGCAAAGTGCTACTGTTGCACAAAAGAAGAAAGAGCGCATGGACCGGCTCGATGGTGCCTGGAGAAATTCAGGATCTAATGGTCCAACCCAGACTTTGTCGCAATTCACTGGCGGCATTTCAAAAGCTTAGTTTTAATTTTGTAATTTTCTATTTTGTTTAGCTTTTCCTAGTGAAATCTACTACCGTA